GCATTAGAACATTCCTCTTTTATCTGAACCAGCCCTGTGACGCCCCGTACAAGCCTAAGCCTTGACCGGCGGTTCCAAGTAGAGCATTAGCTCCAGCGTTCGACATGTCGCCTATGATCTTCGCGTTATTACTCAGAACAGCAGAGACACCACTGGCAAGCGTAGTAGCAAACCCTGTCTCCAGATTGGCTTGATCGATGTACGAAGCGAAGGATTTGGCTTCAGCCTGTGCCTGCTGATTGATCAGATCCTGAGTCATTGCCATTTCCTGAACGAAGGCCTGTGATGCGAACTCATTCTCTTTCTTGGCAAACTCAGCCGATGTCCTGGCTTGATCGTCAGCACCAAAGCTGGACCCGGCTACACGTCTGCGCGCAAGGTTCTGCTTCAAGTCCCCCATGGTAGACCTTCGGGCATCCCTGATAGCGTTGATCCCGGCTTGGGTTAATCGCCCAAACCCTGGCTGGACCATCCCCTTCAACTGACCTAACTCATTAGCCTGCCCCCTGAACGCCCCGGATAGCCCTGATAGGGAATCCTGCAATTGTTGGTTTCGAGTTATCTCAAGATTCTGAGGATCATTAAAGCGTGCATTGAATCCGGGGGAGGTGAAACTTGTTACACGAGGGTTCTTCAGTTCACCTGGAATATTGTTTCCAAATAATTGATCCATAGGGCTGTCTGATCCAGTCAGTCCTATAGCATCTGTTATTCCGCTGACTATTCCACCCATTACCTTCTCCTCGTCTGCCACTCTTGGGCAGGGCAGTCTTCATAGACATCGAATAACCTGCCAACCTGACGGGTTACACCATGCTTCGCTATGACCTCGTAAAACTTTTTATCATCCATATGATTGTGCATAACTACTACGTAGTCTTTCCTTAGTTCATTTAAGGCGTTGACCGTTGCCTCTAATTTATTTCTATCCGATGCCCACTTAAACCACATCGCGCTGCCGATAAAGAAGATAGGACCATTGAAATTACCAGAGAAGATACCAACTGGTATCTTTCCATTCTTTGTCTCTGCAACCAGAGTGAACGTGAGATCAGTCAGTCCAATATAAGTAGAGATATTCCCCCTGAATTCCTCTTGGGTGATATCTTCCACCTCACCAAATGAACCCATTTTGTAAGCAGCCCAGAGATACTTCAGATCCTTTATCTCCAGTTTATGTAATTCCGGCTTCCTCTTTAGTGTTCTTCTCAGCCGGTATTTAGCTTGCGACCGTGAAGCGGAGGCCGATTTCTGAGATGGCGAAGTCGTCTTTTGTATTGGCAGCGACTCTAATTTGGAACTCTCCACTTTTGCCGGGGATTCCCATTTTCTCACGTTTGAATTTTCGTGTGTCTGTACCGTAATAGGACTCGCCGCCATAATAATATGCCCCACCATAGAAGGCGCCGCCACTTGCACCTTCAAGGTCTACATGAATGTAATGAGTGTAGATATGATCACCTTGGAACTCGAATGATAGAGTTACCGTTACAGGCGTGATCTTTCTATATCTGATCCACCCCTCGATATTGAACGCCTCTGCATCCTTTGGAATGGTGATCATCTTGGACAAACGTTCTGTCCCTACCTTATTCAACCCACCATCACCACCGCTTGGTGTACCTTCCATTCGGTATAGATTGCCATTAAGATCCCCCATGAACACATATTCCAACCCGTCCTGTGGGTCGTAAGCATTCATGATCGTGCTTGGATTGAAGTTCATCGAGTGCGATGTTCGATAACGCGACCAGGGACTGATGCCTGAATTCACAAGAGGCTTATATATTGTCCATATCTCGGCATTATTCGGGGGATAGCAATAGACTCGTTGAGTCCTTTCGTTATACGTAATGACCCATTCGTTATAGTCTTCTATCTTGTCGAAGATATCTCTTGATAGATCATCTGTTTCAACATTGCCAAACTTGTCATTTGAAGCTAGAGACTCTATCCGGCCCTGTCTTCCATAATAGACATCGTTGCCCACGTACCGCATGGCTTCATCACCGGCAACCCCTGAACTGGGGTATAGCGACTGGATAGCAAAATCCTTCGCACTTGACCCCACCATTTTGAATATCTGACCCTGCTGGGTTGATGCTATAACAACCTCGAACGCATATAGGAATGAATTGATATAACGAAGATCCGGCGTGAGGATATAGAAAGGGTCATCATCACCCAAAGCAGAGCTTGGCTTATTCGATACAGTGATATTCTCGTAATCACTTACCTTCGACCCCACCATCATGTGTGGTAAGTCTGTAGCTACCTTGTCAACAACATTAGCAAATATTGCCCGTTCATTCTGAATGATGCAGTATTTCGCCTTGAATGGGGAATAGGAAACATCGTCTTCATCAGTGAAAGCTACATCAGATAGTGTAGTCCCATCCCACTGCATGACAACATCTGCGAGTTCGATATCGGTGATCAACACAACCGCAGGATCTAACTGCCAGTTGTGCCATATATGACCTCTTAGCCTTGAGTTGGCATTTACCGTACCGACTGATGTGAAGTTGCTTCCATTCCACTCATAGACTGTCGAGCCTGCCTGAATAAGCATCGACGTATTGCCGTTAGGCAGTAACAGAGATGCCATCCCCCTGATCTCTTCCTGGTTGGGACATGTACCTATCTTGTCATAGGGCAGTCTGGGGCGTAGCTGAGTGTCCTGTAGGTCTATGTCAAAGTTCTGACCTGTCACGCACTCTCTGTCCTGGATCTCATCTGCCGGGGCGCGTGAGTGCACACCCCCACCGAATTTAAGAACAAGATCTGTCTCTTCTGGTCCGAGTATATTTGGCATATTAGGTATTGTATGGGTCGTAGCCTAACGGAGAAGTAGTGGTGGCTGATCCAGGTCTTTTTATCCAGGCAATATCTTGAGGTTCTTGTTTCAGTGCCCTGACAGCCCGCCCATAACTCACCTTAGCCATTCCCTCAGTGTATTTATTATTTTGGTAATATCTCCAGACTTCTGTAACTACAGGGACCATAGCCCGGAAAACAGTGTCAGAGAATGGAAATAAGTCAGAATCACGGGAAAGGGTAATGTCTTTCCAATAAAAGAATTTGTATTTGTCACCAGCCTCGGTAGATGATGGAATATTATTCAGATATAACATCCCGTTAATTTTATTGATGGCACCTAAAGTCGGTTCACCTGTGTAATTGTCTGGCTGAGTCTGACTATTCCTCAATTCTTCATAGCCACCAGGATATTGATTGATATAACGTCCCTTGGTTTCATCATGGAAGGGCCAGCGTAACTGCACAAGATCATCAGGCAAGTCATAATCTCGCTGACCTGAAATGATTGTGATGTAATCCTCAGACCCCTGTAAGGGCTTCATTCCTTTTGGGTCTGTTTTTGAAAAGATCTGATCTACTGCTTCATTCCATGCCTGTACGGCTAGATCTATAAATACTTGCTTGGGAGAATCGACTAGGCTTGTCAGGGGATTTGAAGAGGATATTAATTGTACCCTCTGCAATACCTGATTAACTCCTGTCAGTAGTGTCTTTGCCATGTTCTAGCCTCTCTATAATCGGTTCTCTTGGATCTTTTGTTGTCCAAGTCTCACCAATGTCTTTTGCCATTTTCTGGAAACGCTTCCAATGAATCGTCTTCAGGTCGATGGGAATACTTTCCTGTGGTTTCTGATCCTTGAGACTGGCAAGCACTTGATTGAACATGGTCTTGAGTTCGTCGATATCAGTTTTCAATGAAGTAATATCGATATTCTGTGCTTCTTTCGCTTTCTTATCAGCGTCCATACCTGCTTGGATTCGTTTTTCAAACTCTTCCATCCGCTGATGTTCTTTGCGTTCGCTATATACCCGTTCTTTAGATTCTGGGTACATTTCTATTTTGTCACCATTCGGAGTCTTTTTAACAACTGGGACAAAGTTGACAACTTGATTAGGGGTGATTCCCTGACTGACAAACAGTCCAACCATCTCTGAATGCTTAGCACCCGCATCCACTTTAATACCAAGGCGTTGTGCCCCTCTAAAGCATTGCCTGCGTGTAACCCTATCCCAAGCAGTTTGGGGGTTGTTTGCTACCAGCTGACTAATCTGTGACATTGTTACCTCAAGTGAAAGATGGGGCCCCGAAGGGCCCCTGTTTATTACAGTGAAGTTGCACCACTCACGATGCCGCGATTCCAGCCAGCATTCAGTTCTACATCTGCGTGCCATGCTTTCCATGCGATGGTCTGCAATTCGGCATAGGGGTCAGCAGCACTGCCCTGTGCACCACCAAGTACCAGCTCGATTGGATCGAGTTCTTCACCGGCCATATAAGAACCAGTTCCGTAAGTGCTACCAAAACCGAGAGACCCGAACGAGTTCTGACCATAAATCAGAGTCGTGTAGGTATCGATGTTGGTCCCAGTCTCGGAAATAAGGCCCGTTGTACCAGTAAGACCACCTGCATCAGCTTCGACATCAGCGTTGTGGGCTGAGCAGAAGCGAACAGTCCGACCACCGGCAGTTACTGACCCATACTCACCCAGGAAGCCAGATACCTGACCTGCATAGGTTTCATAGGGTTTGAACCCTGCCAATTGGGTTACGTCCATGGCTACATCAGGATGGGTAATCCCGATATATCCAGGCATCAACTGAGTCGTACCGAAATTGGTGCTTCCCGTTGACATCGGTGTGAAGGTCGTTGCTTTGTTCTTGTCAAGAGTATTGATAACACTCTTGATAGAAGCCAGCGTGATCTTCGACACTACAGCCGCTTCAGAAGCGGCGGCAGCGGCATAAACCAAAGTTGCCTGAGAATTCATGCCAATCGACTGAAGCTTATCCATCGAATCACCGGCATTAATACCAATGACTTCCATGATCTTACTCATCTGAGTAGATGGGTTAACCATGTCAGCTTCTTCGGAAACGATAACGTAGTTACCATACTTCGCGGCAGTTGCCGTAACCTGGCTAACACTCAAAGCGTCAGCATCACGACCCTGACCATAAGCAGCATTAGTAATCAGTTCCGTAATGGCATTATATTTCGGAACTTCCACACCGGCTGTCTGGATTGCCGTATCGGTCAGATTTGCCATCTGCTGCCAGTTACATACCAGCGAACCACGATTCTTCATCACTTCCGCAGGTTCAGTACCCTGGAAGTGAAGGCACCGGGACTTGCCCTGGCGAAGGTAGGTCTCTTTATAGACTGCGTTGACCACCGCAGGTAATTCAGTATTTGTTGCACTAATAATAGACATTGTAAATCTCCAATGATTTACCCCTACCGAGTAAAGCCCATCTCCTTGCGATAGGATTCAAACTCAGAATCCGTCATCTTCTTGAGAGCTTTCTCATCTATTTCTGATGCCGGTTTCGGGGTTGAGGTTGATGCTGAACGCACCGATGCCTCCACCGCATTCCATGACTCAGTAGCGGCTGCGTCTACAGGGGCCAAGTCACTTTTCAGTTCCTGACCCAACGCTTTAACGATATCGTTCCATTTAGAGGGGTTGTTCTCCCTGTTGGAAAAGGCATCCATCAACCGGGGATCTTTAGACCCGGCCAAGTGAAGTTGCCCTTCAAACCATTTGGCGGATAGATTCGTTTCGCCGACTGCTTCACGGAGTTGACTCGCAGCCTCACTAACTGCCTGATCATTTTCTTTCCTGATCTGACGGTTCATGAAACTTTGAATATCCGGTGAAATCGGTGCTACTTTTTGAGGTTCCGGTTTCGGTTCCTCTTGGGGTTCCTCATATTCAGACAGTAAACTGTCCAGTGAGGGTTCCTGAGCGATGGCATCGTCAACGGATGGCTGTGGCGCCTCCGTATTGGGTGTTTCAACCTCGGCTTGCGGCATTACTATTCTCCTGTGAGAAGTTTTAATATCCGGGCTTTTTCAGCAAGCCCGCCTGAATCGAATACCCAATTGTCTTTCTGGATATCCGGGGAAAGTATTTCGTTATCACGACGTTTGGGCTTAAAACTCTTGACCTCAGTTTTATTAACCTCTTCCATGAATTCGTCGTATCCAGCCACTTCGCGGATCATTCTGGCGAAGGCTTTGATCTTGAGACTATCTGTTGCCAAAACTTAACCCCTGCTGAGCGGCCACCTGAAGGCCTGGGTTGGGTTCCATAGCCTGCCCTTGGGGTTGGGCCTTCAACTGGTCAACGTCCGTCCAGCCACCTTCCTTGAGGGTCTGATCAACGATTGCAGCGAAGTCCAGTGTGGGTGGCATTCCCATTGATATAGCGAGTTGATCGATCTGTATAGCCTGATTGAGTGCACCCATCCTTCGCTGGAATTTAGCATTCTCATCTGCTGGCTGACCGGCGCCATACGCCTCGAATTCAACATAGTCAGGTAAGAAGTCCTTCTTCGCCCTGACAAACCCACCATAGGGCCGAATGTAGAACATTTCCTCTACCATGTTCTTTCGTCCCATCTCGTATTCCATCATCAACCATCGTTCCAACGGCCCCTCAAGAGAGGCGTCAACATAATGATTGATACGGACCTGACCTCTAGCCAGTTCAGCGTCCTTAGCGAAGGCCGTGGTATGAGAGACCGTCTGCTGTCCTAAGCGTGCAGCAGTTCGACCTGTTACGTCAGAATATTGACTATCCAATGCAGAATAGACAGCTAACATAGCCTGGGGATTACCTATCTCATGAATCTTCGCAGACTCACCCAGCTTAGCCCCAGGATAGATATCTGAGGGTTCGTCTGAGTCGCTGTCCTGGCTGACAGGGGGTTGGGACTGTAACGCCCCCAATTCCATCAATCGGTTCAGGGCTTGGGTCTGCGCTGCCTGAATAGGTCTGCCCTTTATTAAGGGAGATGTCGCATAAGGAGTATCTATATGTTCCTGGTGGTAGGGGAATAATATATAGGACGAATAAGGGACATCGTTCTTCCTGATCCTGAAGATGGTCTTATCCAATGATCCCTCTGTCTTGCCGTTTTTTATGCCTATAGCGACAGATATAATAGCGTTTGGCAGATAAAGGGCGCCAGTTGTCTTTCGATTGACAACCATATCCCCTTCCCACTCAAGGATCTCAACCTCTGCCTCTTCGTCCCAGCCCTTGAATGAATTCTTGATCCATCCACCCAGCATATCGTTGATATCGGAAGATCCTGTTTTTGATGCCAGCATCAGGTCTTTTACTTTGTTCGTCTGACAGAATATCTGTGCCGGGGCGATAATAAGACCTTCATTTGTCAGGCTGTGTTCTGAGTCATCAAGGAAGGTATTTTTGATACTTCTCGGGACTAATATCGGGATTTTCTGATCTTTGTAATTGACGCCCTTCGACTGATGAAGGAATACCCGTTTTTTCACATACCGTGCACGACCAACACCCATCGAATATTTAAAGGCTTCTGAATTGATGAGTCCAAGATTTCCTTTGAAGTCATATTGATTGTGCCAATGAGTTACCACGCCCTGGACAAGCTTATCGGCATTGTCCTGTGTGATCCTGGAGGGGACATCATTCTCGTCACCTGCAATCATGGACTGGATGTCCACCTTTTCGAGGTATTTATCCGTTAAAGCCGCGTGCGCTGCAAACCAATCTATACCCTTCGGGACCATTAACCTTCTAGCATCAGCAGTGGAAATTTCAAGGGTTTCTGACTGATTCGGAAGTTCTGTCTCACTCATCCAGCTGGTGCTGGATTCAATCGTACTCTGTCTTGCCTTTGCAACCTCTATCGGGGGAATCATTGCCAATTGACGGTCGATATCCGCCCATTGTTTTTCCATGTCCCTGCGTTTTCTCTTTCGAGTCGCATGAGTGTCGCAGATCTTCTCTGCCATCACTTCCTTATCATCTTTGGATAATCTAGTTGGCATATCGGCCTACTTCTTCACTCTGATTTATGAATTTATGCGCTTGGTTGACCACATCATTAATCCTGGCAATTCGTTTGGTTTCTGGTGTCCAACTTTGTTCCTTGTCGTGCATGGACTCGTATTCTGCCCAATTGCCTATATCAAGCTTTTCCATAGAGGTCGGAGAAGAGACAAACCACGCTACCTGGTAATAACCCCAGGGGTACTCAATGGGTCTATCCATCTCCAGATCTGTTTCAGCTATGAAGATATCCCGCCCTTTGTATGAAACCACCCCAGCAGGTCTCAAATGAAACTCTCGGACGAATCTATCAATATCCTCACGGGTTTTTGGCATGTTGAATCTATCAAACTTCGGCATATTACAATCTCGTTGAGAACGATTGAATGGTTGGTCTTATAACCCGTGGGGCTTGTCTTGTCTGGGCATACCTTCTCATCATGACTGCGTAGAAACAGGCTTTTAAACAATCGTCCCTGCGTTGGTTTAACTCAGACTCGCCCTGCTTGGTTATCTTCTGGTGATAATTGCGTCTTTCTTCCAGATAAGAAGTACAGTTCGTGAAGATCTTGAATCGGCCTGTCCTCTCTCTTTCAGAGACTTCTTCAATAATCGGCCATACAGGCTGAGAACCACCTTTGTCATTCTTGTATCTGGCAGACTTGGTTAGCATATTCACGCCCAATGACTTCATCTTGCCGGCAAGCGACTTACTCTCTTTATCCCCTGCCCCAGGCGACCTTTTCGCTCCGTCATGCGGCCACGCCACACGAATCCACGGATTCGGATTCTTAATCTTCTCGGCATGGAATGCGAGGTTGATTTCGCCTTTCTTTTTATAGTCGTCATAAACATAGATAATATCGTTATCTCTATCTATCGCTATCTTCACACAAGCGAATGGGTGATCCAGACCAAAGTCAATCCCATTGATTCTTGCGTAATGGGAAGGGATCGGGAATGGGTCCACAAGGATCTCGTCCTCAGACGTAGTGAAGACTGCACCCTCGCCCATCATCGGTACGCCCATGGTGCGCGCCTGTAGCTCGTGCTTAGGGTAGGAGCGGGCCATGCGTTCCCTCTCAGCCCTTAACAGGTGTGGGGCATCCTCCCACGTGGCGTGCCCCACCCATACACCCGTGTTCTCCGACTCCATAAAGTGACGTACTAGCTGAGTCTGCCCGAGTAACGGGGTGAACGTCACCATCATGGTTCCGTGAGATGTTAACAGTCTTGTTAACGCTTCTGTGTAGATACGGAAGTCTTCGCTTTCCTCATCCATCCAGACAACATCAGGCTCTGTACCCTGCCACTTTCTCCAGGTCTGTTCGTAGGTCTTCATATTACAAGTAGAGACACCACCTGATATATGCTTCACCTTGAACAAATCAACCACGTCAGAGCATCCTGCCTGACGCATTTTAGGCCGACCGACAATCAACTCTTTAGGGATGAATCCTGTCCCCATCTCTTGCTTGTCTGTCCCGCCCAGCAGTCCTTTCTGAACGATATCCCTGGATGTTTCATTCGTTGGACTTCCTGTCCAGACCAGAACAGGTTTATCGAACCTTTTACCTGTCCACCAATCAGGGTACTGACCAGTCATATGGAGGGCGCATTCATACGCCCCGGACTCTGACTTACCGACCCTGTTAGCGCAGACAATCAGCCGTTCCTGTTCTGTAGCCCCGGCTGCGTGGAAGTCCAGCTGCCAGGGTTTGTTGGACCATTCATCAACTAGACCCAATGCCTTCTTTTTCTTCCACCAGGCACCATCCGGGCACAGCGTATCTTTGTGGCCGTAGGGATGGTGGAGGAACATCTTCCTCTGGGCTATTCTGGTTTCGAGCTGTTTTATCAGCTCTGGAAGGCTTTGACTCAAGTTACGTCAGCCACCAGAACCTTTACATTAGTGGCGCCTGGATTGAATGTTGATCCACCTTCGTTCACAACCACAAGAGTGACCGTGTCAGCAGCCGTTACATGGCCAGTGATTGCTGCGTCAACAACGTCTTCATCAACACTAATACCAAGGATGATGTCTCCCAAGTCTACACCGGTAGCAGTCACTGCCTGGATATCAGCAGCACCGTCAGCCGTTGAATCCCACGTTACCGCTTCAGCAATCAGGAAATATCCCTTGATGACAAACCCACCAGTAATAGCGGACAAGTTGTTTTTGTGAACCGAGGTCAATTCCCCGTCATTCGTTACCAATGCTTGATATGCTACAGTCATTTCTTTACTCCTTTACTAATTCTGGAATGGCCCACGGTCGCGGGTTTCCGTGGAACGCAACCACCCTGCATTCAGGGGGTATGCCCTTTTTCCTAACATGAAGTTTATAACTACGTATCATGTTGGGAACTAACTCATCGAAGAAAATAGGGGTTTCATGATCATGAACCCAGTCCTGATCACCACCAGGATATTGACTTATATCACCCGGATTGAATTCGGCGTATAAATGAGACATATCACCGTCCCACGCCATGACCCCAGTATTAGCGTGCCCAGGATAATTCCAGTT